TTAACATCATCTTTTAATTTATTATATAGTTCAGTACCTATAACAGCTTGGACATAATAATCTTGAGCTGTTCTTATATTATTTTTTATTAGATCAGTATCAACATTTTGATTAATGTCAGTAAACTGTCTAACTTTTGCTTCGGATATTAGTAATACATCTGTCATTATGCGAGTAGTTCTGGTTGTTGAATGTCAGCTTCTTCTTGAGCTGTTGTGTCGGTATCTACTATCACTTCTTCTTCCTCTCTACCGTCTTCGTATAGTTTCTTTTGCTCCACACCTAAGACTATATCTGGGTAGTTAATTTGCATAATACTTTCTAATGAGCCTAGTATTACTTGCTGAAAAGGAACAATAACATTGTTCTGGAATAATAGATACGCATCGATTACTTCTGATCTTCCTCCTAATTCACCGGCTGTCTTAATTCCTAAGATCATTGGAGAAGTAATCCTGTGTGCTGTTAATATTTTTTGTACCACTAAGTCATTAATGGCTGTGTAGTAACCATCTGCACCATTTTGTGGTATTGGTGTTATTACTGGAGCATTCTCTGGACTGTCTACATCTATGTACATAAGACTACCAGCATTATCAGTTCCCCCGTAGTTAGCGTTTAGCTGCCCTTCGATATCTCTTAATTGATCGTCTGATCCATTAGTAAATGTAGTAATGCTTAGAGACGGTGCTAAACCATTTCTAATATTACAAGTATGGAAGTTATCTATTTCCATATCTAGTTCAATTACTCTATATGCTCCTACATAATCAGGTAGCGGATAATATTGCTGACCTGGTCTATAGTTTTTACATACGTAAAGTTGGTGAGGATGTTCTTCTTTTTTAGCTGGATCGAAAGCACATAAGTATAATGCTTCTTCTTCAGTAACAAATTGTCTTGCTCTTCCTATTTTACCCCATTTAGATGAGACATAGTACCCTGGTATATGCCCCCTATGGTCTTTTTCTGCAGCTCTAACGTTAGCAAAGTCAATATGATATGCTTCTATTCTAGATCTATCATTAGACCAAATAATCTCTAATGCATATGAACCATGTAATTTATAGTCTAAGGCTATCTTCTGAAATATATCATTCCAAGTTTCACCTTTCATATTAGCTTTTTCGAGATATGCTTCGTTATCAGCTGTAAGTCCTTTACCTATAATTCCTTCTACAATAGCATTAATTGCTGATGCATTAATTGAAGACTTGTTATAAAGCTCTATTGTATTCTGAGGGAATAGGTTATCTTCTCCAAATCTAATAAACTCGTCACTAGAGTAATCTTCTCTATGATCAAAGAATCTATTGCCTCCTGGAGGAGGTATCATTTGGAATTTAAATTTTTTATTTTCTGCCATTTTATCCGTTATATGTGGTATAAGCACCTGTTTGATCTGTGCCTGTGTATGTTGTTATATCTTGTAGATTAGTTCCATGCACGTAAGCTCTATCTGATGCTACTATGTCTCCTACGTAAGAATCTGGATCGACTTCACTCCATCTTACATGATAGGTCCCAAATAATTTATGGGCTGTGCCCCATACGAGGCTTCTACCTGATCCTAGTCTTAAACTAGCTGTATACTGACCATCTGCTGTTGGTATTTCACTACCACTAAATGCAGACATAACTAAAACCTCAGATGTTCTTTGAGGTTGTTCAGTGTTTAATCTTTGAACCGTAAATATTGAGCTAGTACTTTGGTCTAAAGATTGTGTTAGTTCTAATCTATACTGCTGTGCTCCCGATGAAGTTATTGGATCATCAGGGTACATCACAAAGGATGAAGTCGGGTGGGCACTATAGATGTTGATCATACTATTAAATATAAGAAAAAAAGGGGAGAGTTCCTACTAGAACCGTCCCCAATTTTTGTAATTAGTATTTAAAATGAAACAGTAATACCTGTTAAGGCATCTGTCAATTCTAATCCTGCTGGGTTTAGAATCATTTGTGCTGGTTGAGGTTCCATACCCTCAAATGTCAGTGCGTACTGGTTTGCATCGCCAAATGCTGTTCCAGTGGTACCTGATCCTCCTGATAAGGTTGCCCCTCTATATCTTCCTACATAAAAGAATTTACCGACTCCGTCTTCATTTCCATTGTTTGTTTCAACAACGATTTTAAGATCTGGGTTCTGTGCTAATACTTTTACTTGGTTTCTAATAGAAGTTTGCAACTTATGGAAGGCAGCATTAACCGTTTGGGTGTAAAATACTGTACCGTTCTCTAAGCTCGGATTAGGAGTCTCCGTAAAGTCTCCTGTATTCTTAGTCAATTCAAATTGATAGAATACTCCATCACCACTAAGGTCTGTTATTTCTCCAGATGCCTCTGTTACTGATGTTACTGAGCCTGATAAGATATAGATATTACTAATTCCACCTGAGTTGTCTCGACAACCTAGTTGAAATCCTGATGTTATATCACAAGCCATATTATAAGTTTTTAAATGTTAAAAAAAAGGCGGCCGAAACCGCCTTATTTGATCTTCTATTAGTTTCTATCGTTAGAAATAACGTACTCAGGGTATGCAATTTGCACACCTAACTTAGACTTTAGTCTATGTTTTAATTGGTCAGCATTTATGTCATACCATAATGAGAAGTTAGAAACGTCAGACATTAAGTCTGTACCAACTACTGCATATTGATCAGGCATAAGAGCAATTCTTTCTCCTGTAATACCACTTGTTCCAATTACTTTTACGTTTTGGAAAGGATATTGCATTTGTAAGATACCATGTCTGTTTGCTACAGATGAAGGATCGAAGTAAAAGTTATTTAACGTTCTTAGAGCAGTTACATACTTTCTGAAAGAAGCTACTGACATCCATACTGTTAAATCATCTCTATCAGCTACGTCATCCGGTAGGTTAATAATTAATTCGTCGATGATTTCTAAGATATCTCCTACTATTACTGGTACATTTGCTAATGCTGGAGTTACAACACCTGCTGTAGATCCTGAAGTTAAAAGACCTAGACCGTCTGTAGTATTCCATAGGAATTGGTCATCTTTTTTCTTCATTTGATTTACGATTAAGTCAGAATAAGTTTCTGCTAATGCAAATGTTTCGTTATATGATCCTGCAGATAGTGCAGATATACCTAAGTACTTAGAGTTTAGGTCGTCTAAACATAATCCGTCGTAAGAGATTCTATCTGTTACTGTTATGTTTCTCTGTGTAGCGTTGAAAGACCCTGATGGAGTCGATACACAGCTACCAGTTTGAATTTGTAAATCTACATCAAATAGATTTAAAGGTTCTTGATATTTAATTCCTTCTTGAATTGGAAGAACAGATGTTGTATATCCTTCGAAAACAATTTTAGGAATGATTCGCCCAGCTACTTCGTTATTAAAGTCATTAAGGGCTGAAACGTTAAGTCCTGTTGCCATTGTTATTTAGTTTTAGTGTTAGATGCCACAGCTTTTAAGACCATGTCATACTGGGCTTGTTTTTGATTAAAAGGTTCTTTTTTCCACGCTTGATCTTTTTTTGTTAGAGTGGCGGATAATCTCTCTTTAGCTTGTACGGGTGCCTCTGCTGGAGCTGACATATGCTCTTTGAGCTTTTCGTCATACTCTGCAAATTTTACTTCCATATCAGCTAGCTTAGCTTTAAGTGCTTCGATTTCTGGTCCAACAGATTCCATAATAGCTTCAATAGCTACTTCTTCTGCTGCTCTAATTGGTTCATCACCAACTGTAATCTCTGCTCTATCATGATCAGCTAATTCAGTCTTTTCTTCTTCAATTGAATCAGATTTAACTTCCTTTTCGGATACTGCTTCAGAGCTCATTTCTTCCTCTGTAAGTGATCCTTGTCCAGTCTCTCCTGGACGATGATAGCCGGTTATTTTTCCTTCACCGTCGACTACGATTACAATACCAGACTTAGTAGTGTGCTCCCCTGAGGGTGCTGTCACTTCTTCGCCAGCCTCTGTAATAACATATAGAGTCTGTCCTACGGCAAATTCATCGGATTCCTTATTGGTAATCTTAGTGCCGTCAACAAGTTCAGCCGAATCAAATGATTCAGCCTTAATCTCTGCGTTATTTTCGGATGTATTATTCTCTGTCAAGTTGAAGTACTTTTTAACCAACGTTTTTAATTCCTCTTTTTGCATAGTGAATTATTAATTGGGTTAATAAAAGTTTTACCATTATAAATAGGTATAAATATATATTTTTCAAAAAAGTTATCTAAACAGTTGCTTATTCGAGATAATTTTAATATCTTAGATATATGTAATAAGGTATTTATATAGTATTATAGAATTATTATTAAATAAAATATAATAAATGGTTAAATATGACTATGTATATAATATAACATATAATATAATAAAAATAAATAAAACATATACTAATGGAGAATAAAGTATGTACTAAATGTAATAAAGACTTACCTATAAGTGATTACTATACAATTAATAATAAGAAACAAAATAAAGTTTATACTTATAACTATTGTAAAAAATGTCATTATAATAAAATGACTAAAGAGACTGCTAAAAAATGGAGAGGAGAAAATACTGAACAATGGAAACAATTAAGTAAAGCTAATGGTACTAGATGGAGAGGAAAACTTAAAGGAGGAGTCTACATAGTTGTAACTGATAAAGGTTTATATGTAGGTAGTTCTGGATCACTAAGACTGAGATTAGCTCAACATAAAAGACCTTACAGTAAAGAATCAGTTCTTTATCATCACAAAGCTAAGTATATTACTTCATTTGTAATTGCAGAATCAGATGATGAACATACGAGATTAGATATAGAAAAGCACTGGATTAAATTACTCCAGCCAGCACTAAACACACATTGGAAAAAATAAATAAATAAATGGGTTTTAATTTTGATAAAAAGAAACAGGGAGAAGAAACTATATTCGTACAAATAGCTGCATATAGGGACCCTGAATTAGTTCCAACATTAAGAGATTTATTCTCAAAGGCTAAGCATCCAGATAGACTAAACGTATGTATAGCCTGGCAACATAACCCAGAAGACGACTGGGATAACTTAGACGAATTTCATGATAATACTAGATGTAACATTATTGATATCCCTTATAGCGATAGTAAGGGTGCTTGTTGGGCTAGAAACCTAATACAACAACAATACCGAGGTGAAGATTATACCTTACAATTAGACTCCCACCATAGGTTTATAGAAAATTGGGATGAAGAATGTATAACAATGTTAAAGGGGTTAATTAACCTGGGTAACGACAAACCTTTACTTACTAGTTATATTCCTTCTTATAATCCAGAAAATGAACCTGACGGACGGGTCAATCATCCATGGGGTATGTCTTTCGATAGATTTACCCCTGAGGGTGTAGTATTCTTTCTACCCTATTACATAGATAATAAACCCTTACATCCTATACCAGCTAGATTCTTTTCTGCTCACTTTGCCTTTACTTTAGGTAAACATGCTATAGAAGTACAACATGATCCAGAATATTATTTTCACGGAGAAGAAATAACATTAGCAGTTAGATCTTATACTCACGGTTATAATTTATTTCACCCCAATAAAGTTTTAGCTTGGCATGAATATACTAGAAAAGGTAGAACTAAACAATGGGATGACGATAAGGAATGGGGAGCTAGAAATAAAGCTTGTCATGCTAAAGTAAGAAGCTTACTACATGTTGATAGTGAAGATGAAATAAAAGAAACTAAATACGGCTTAGGTACAGTTAGAACTCTAGAAGATTACGAAATATATGCTGGTATAAAATTTAAAGAAAGAGCTATATCAGATAGAACTAAAGCTAATAATCATCCTCCTGGTAATAAAGAAGATACTTATAGTGCAGAATTTAAACATGCTATAGATTTAAATCACTATGACTTTCCTTTAGACGATTATACTTTTTGTGCTTTTATATTTGAAGATAAAGATGGTACTCAAATACATAGAGAAGATATGGATGGAGAACAATTTAACAACAAAGTTAAAGCAGCTAGAGATGGCGGAGACTTTACTATATGGAAATCTTATACAGGTCCTAAACCTCATCAAATAATTATATGGCCAGGAAATAAAGATGGATGGCAAACTAAAAAAGTAATGGTACTATGAACAACTTACTAACAGGAGTATGTAACAATATAGAGCAAAACATAGATAAAATATTACTATGGAAAAACTCATTTGAAGCAGTAACTAATAACGATGATGTTATCTTAGTTGCTTATAATCCTACTGGACCAGATATAAAAGCATTAGAAAAACATAATATTAGATATCAAGGTATAAGAGAAAATAGTAATGAAACAGTCAATAATATGAGATTATTACCTATGGCTGATTTCTTAGAAGATAATAAACAGTACTATAATAAAGTTTTATACACAGATGTATTTGACGTAGCTTTTTTAAAAGACCCTTTCCTTAAAATAACTGATGAAGCTGATATATTTGTAGCAGGAGAAGGAGTTTTACATAGAGAAGAGCCTTGGAATACTGATGTTATGAATAAATGTTTTCCTTCTTATACTCAACCTACTAAAGATCAAGAGGTATATTGTAGTGGAGTTATAGCTGGAGATATAGAAGTATTATCTAAATACTTAAGACAAATGAATACTGAATGTTTAACTAGTAAAAAAGGTCATGATATAGAAGATCAAGCTGCTATGAACATAGTAATTTATAAAGATATATTTGCTGTTAAAAAATTTAACTTAACAGATAATTGGTGTATACATATGGCTGTAGCAGGTCCTACACAGTTTTTTGAAGCTTGGGGATTTGGGGATAGAATAAAACAAAGATATGGTTTAGTTCCTAGATGGCAAGACTATGATATAGTACACCAGTTTAACCGTACCCCAGAAATACATAAAATATTAACAAAATTGTATGCATAAGAATATAGTTTGTACTTATAAACCAACATATAATGCTTATAAAAGCTATTGGGATAAACAAAATATAGAGTTTGATTACCTAACAGATGTAACAACTCATTCTTTACCAAAAGGTTTACAGTATACAGAACAAGATATTAGGAATAGCTTTAACTTTACTGATAGCGTTAGTCCTAAACACTATTATAATTCCTACGGCAACCGAAATGTAATTTGGTTTTATGCACATTTTAGAATGTTATACTACTATATTCACAATAAAGGTTACGATTACTATTGGTTCTATGACGATGATGTGACGGTTGCCGATTGGGATTTATTTTATAAAGGTTTTGAGAATAATACTAGTGATTTTATTTCACTGTATTGTTTTAAACATCCATTAGTAAGTCAACAGATAAATATACCTAAAATTAACGAAAACAGTTATTCTGGTGCTCAATGGTTTATGAGATTTCCAGGATATAACGATAGGTTACCTAGAACTTGTAATAATCTATTTGGTTCATTTTTTCCTATTGTTAGGTTTAGTAAAAGATCTTTAAACTTATTAATGAAACATTTAAAGTCTGGAATGTATGGTTACTCAGAAGGATTTGTACCAACTATACTTAACCATCACGGTTATACTTTAGATACTATTTTTGACGAAAACTCTAATAGTAAACATTTCGATAATGATAAAGTAAACGTATTACATAAACATACTAAAATAAATTGGGAATGGATATAAAACCAGTTATAGTTCAATCGTTATTTGATATAAAAAGAGATAAGTGGGATAACTTTAAAATGTCTTACCATACTTATTTACATTGGATGAGAAATGTTCTCTCTATAGATAATCCTATAGTAATATATACAGAAGAGAAATTTTTTAAAGCTATATACGATAATAGAAAGGTATATGATCCTACAATGGAGAATACTAAGATTATCGTACAGAAGACAGAAGATCTAACTGCTTATAAGTTATTCTATAAGAGACTAGAAAATCTAATGCAGACACAAGAATTTACAGATAAGGCACACTTTGATGTACCTGAAATGACTAAACCTTTATATAATACTATTATGTTTAATAAATTATATTGGTTAAGAAATGCTAGAGACAATAAATTCTTTAACGGAGATGTTTATGTTTGGAAAGACGCTGGTACTTATAGAGAAGATATACTAAGTTATGCTCATAAGAAATGGCCAGATCCTAAAAAGATAGATATAACTAAACCTACATTTTTCTCTCACCATGAAAAAATTAGTATTCATAATATAGAATCACATGCATTATCTCAAATGAGATTTATACACGGTACTTGTTTCTTTGTACCTAACGGTACCTTAGACTCTCTAATAGATGAAATGGAAATAACTATTGATAATAGTTTAAAAAATAAATATATTGGTAGTGATGAGAAGATGTTTGATATAACGTATTTAAGATCTCCTGATAACTATAAATTAATTAAGTCTAATTGGAGAGAATATTTTCCTTTATTTAGTTGGTAGTTTAAAATAAAGTTCTTATATTGTATATGTACAAATGGGCACTCTTAGCCCGTACTATTTTATTTTTTTATACATAGTTCTGAGACCCCGACTTGAAACACCGGGGTTTCTCTTTATATATAAGTATATAAATATATATTAATGTTGTTTCTTAGCTTGAACAAACTTATCGGCAAAGAAGCCTTCTACGGAGAATCCTTTGATCTCTCCTGCTTTAACTTTTTCCCAAACAGACATATCTTCGATCTTATATTGACCAAACCAAGTACCTGCTGGATAATTAAATCCATATACTTGTTGTTTGTCTTTCATTTCATCTTCTACTATCCAAGTAGAAACCATATATCCATCTACAGTATTGTCTGGGTTATGCTCTAGATTTACTGAATCGATATGTTTATCTTTCATCATCTTTTGAGCTATTTGTTTTATTGTATCTTGACTAAAGAATACATAGTAAGGTTCTCCTTGTTCATCTAGTCTAAAAATTAATTTATCTGGAATCATTAAAGGACCTACAACCATCTGTTGTTCTTTATCTAAAGCAAAGGTATATTTCGCGTTACTCCCGTGTTTAGCAAATGTCTCTGCACTGTTCTCTTCTCTAATAGACTCTAACTTATTCTTAGCCCATTCTATACCTGCTCTACCACCCCAAGCATCTACCATTAGTCCACCACACCCTTCTGAGTAAGGAACGTCTTCATGTTGTAAATGTCTAGCAAATGAAGCCATTCTAGCAATAGTCTCTTCTGATATTGCTCGTTTGTTAGCAAGCTGGTTAGCTCTTGCCCATCCAACTCTTGTACCACAGTCGTTATCTGGATGTTCGTCTTTCCATTCAAGAGCTCTTTTGGCAGCATTTGTTGCAGATTCAGGGTAATCAGTAAAGGATTCAAATTGATATTGCTCTAGTAGATCATCGGTTAAGTCAGAATGCTCTTTACAGGGCATATACCATACTTTTCCGTCTATCTCATGTTCATGATGTCCCTCACATCCTAACTGTAAAGCTACTTTCTCAGCTTCTTCTATAGTA